GGGCAGATCTTGTTTCCACTTCAATGGCTCGTGAAAAATTAGACATGATTGACAAAATGTTTAATACGCAAGTGTCGATCAGATTTAATCATTTATCTTCTAAACTGTACTTCGATAATACTTGGTCGGAAACTTTTAAAGTTGATGATACTATACTTATTGAATGCTACAGAAAAACCGATCCCTCTGTAGCAGTAAGACTTTATAATGATATGTTCCTCAAGAGATATGCTACAGAACTCATCAAAAGACAATGGGGTCAAAACCTCCAGAAATTTAAAGGCATCGCAATGATTGGTGGTGTTGAAATTGATGCAGATACTATATATACTCAGGCACAAGAGGAAATTGAAAAACTAGAAGAAAAAATAATATCTACATATCAAGCACCGCTTGATTTTATGGTGGGGTAGAGCATGTCTACTTCACCGTTTTTTAATCAACACTACAGGCCGGAATCGAGACTCTACGAAGAAATAATCATAGAGCAGATTAAGGCGTTTGGTACAGATGTTTATTACCTTCCACGCAAATTAGTTCGAGAAGATAAATTATTTGGAGAAGATGTTTTATCTGAATTCAATGATGCATATGTCATTGAGATGTATTATGAAAATGAATCAATTGGTGCTGGGGAAGCAGATGCCCTTTCTAAGTTTGGATTAGAACTTAGAGATGAAGCTAAATTTCAAGTCGCTAAATTAAGATTTGAACAACTTATATCACTTGATCAAAATCTGATATCCTCTACTCGTCCAAATGAAGGGGATTTGATATACTTTCCTTCTCAACATAGAAAGAAATTATTCGAAATCACCTTTGTAGAGGAAGAAGAATTTGAAAGACTCCATAATATTCCGGTATTTACATTAACTTGTAAACTCTTTGAGTACTCAAACGAAGCTCTTGATACTGGTGTTGCCGAGATAGATGTAATCGAGGATCTTCGTTCAACGAACTTAATCGATTTTTATGATATACTACTTGAAGATGGTTCTGGGGAATTATTATTTGAAAATGGATTTAATATGATACAGGAAAGTTATTCTATAGATAATATAGATAAGGGTTCTATCAATGACTGGCTTCAATTAGAGTCAGATGGGATAATAGATTTTACGGATTCTAATCCGTTTGGAGAAATATAATGTTGGGTGCTGATCCTTACTATCACGAAATACTGAAAAGAACCGTCATCGGTTTTGGTTCCATGTTCAATGAGATTTACCTGATTAGAAAGAATAAATCTGGTGACATTAAACAGAAAATGAAAATACCACTATCCTATGGACCAAAGGAAAAATTTCTCACACGACTAAGAGAGGATCCAAATCTTACTAAGTCCGTGGCGATATCTCTTCCGCGAATAGGGTTTGAACTTGGTTCATTTAGTTATGATTCTGCAAGAAAACTTAATAAAATCAACACAGTAAAGATACCGAAGGTCGGAGACGACAAGGGAGTAAGTAAGCAATTCTCCCCAGTACCTTATAATGTGAGTTTTGAATTGTTTGTGATGGTAAAGAATTCGGATGATGGTATACAAATCATTGAGCAAATACTACCGACATTCTCTCCTTCATATACAATGACGATAAAAGATTCATCGGAATTAAAAAATAGTCAGGATGTACCTATAGTACTTGATTCCGTAAGCTACGAAGACTCGTATGAGGGAGATTTCGTTTCAAGAAGAGCTATAATATACACCCTAAGTTTTACAGCTTCTGTACAATTATATGGTCCAGTTACATCGCAAGGTATTATTAAGAAAGTTGATACCTCAATGTATGCTGATGTACCTGTTAACTCACCAAATAGAAAACAAACATATACGGTTGAACCAGATCCCGTAACAGCCACCGAGAATGATGATTTTGGATTCACCGATTCTTGGAGTAATTGGGAAGATGCATAACAAGCTAAATCGTAAAAGGAAATAGAAATGGCATTAACAAAAATAAAGAATACTAGTCTCGAAGATGCAGATTTGGTTGCTCTGGCAGGTAATGATGGATCCAATTTAACTGGTGTATCTGTAGCACCCTCCAGCATTACAGGACTGACATCCACTGCAGCAGAACTTAATATTCTTGATGGTGTTACAGCGTCAACGACAGAACTGAATTATGTTGAGGGTGTGACATCACTGATTCAAACTCAGATTGACGATAAAGAGTCTGCTGATACAACGATTCTAAAAGATGCTGACATTGGTTCAACAGTCGGTTATCTAAACATACCTAAATCAGGAGAATCTAAAACAGATAGTTACACGCTGGCAACAACGGATATTGGTGAACTGATTGAAGTTGGGTCAAGTGGGTCAATCACAATTCCTGATGCTACATTCTCAACTGGAGATGTGATTTTAATCTTCAATAATACTACGGGTGATGTAACCCTGACTTGCTCAATCACAACTGCGTACATTGGTGGAACTGATGCAGATGACGCTTCCATAACTCTAGCGACAAGAGGGATATGTAATGTCCTTTTTATTAGCGGAACAGTCTGTGTGGTCACAGGTAACGTCACATGAGTGGGATAATTCTTGCATCAGTTGGTAACAGTTATGGGGCATTACCCATTAATACTGATGCTCCAGCCGTTACAGGAACAGTAGGGGTAGGCAACTCATTATCATGTTCGACTGGCACATGGACAGGCGCGCCAGCACCCACTTTCACATATCAATGGCAACAAGGGTCGTCGAACATTGGGAGTGCGACAAGTTCCTCGTATTCCGTTGCGGCTGGCGACATAGGAAGCACACTTAGATGTGTAGTTACAGCTACTAACTCATTAGGTGTGACTTCTGCTAACTCACCAAATACAATTACCGTACCAGCTCTAGTTGGGCAATATTTAGCTAGTGGTCGGTCAGGGGTTATTGGGTATCAAATTCCAGCGGGGGTTTCTACTATTTCTGGAGTAGCTATTGGAGTAGGCAGTACGCCTACTGCAATTACCAATAACGTTACGTCGGGACATGGTGGTGGAGGTGGAGCGTTGGCATACCATACTGGAGTCAGTGTTACTGGTGGAAATACCTACTATCTTCATAAGAACACCTATGTCGGGGGATCTATAGGATATGTTTCTGGAATCAGCACATCAAGTGGTAATAATACAAGTTATTTCCTATTTTATGCTCAAGGAGCGACTGGTAACGGTACACAGGCTCTGGGTTCCTATTCCTCAGGTTCAGCGAAATATAACGGAGGAAGTGGTCAAAATGGTGGTGGCGGTGGTGGTGCTGCAGGGTACTCTGGGAATGGAGGTACTGGGGGTTCGTCTGGTAGTGCTGGTAGTGATGGAGCTGGTGGCGGTGGTGGTGGAGCCGCTGGTGTACCTGCTTATAACGTGGGCGGCTCTGGTTCTGGAGCTGGTGGCGGTGGCACTGGTGTTCTAGGAGCTGGGTCTAATGGAGCTGGAGGGAGTACATACGGTGGTGGCGGTGGTGGTGGATCTGGTGGTGGTATTGGTCTGTCTACTACAGTAGGGAATATTGGTGGTTGCGCTGGAGGAAACCACGGAGGAGGAGGAGGAGGTGCAGGGGCGTTATATGATTGGGGTCCATCTGGAAGCACTGGTATTGGGGGTAGTGGTGCTGTGAGAATTATATGGGGGCCGAACAGAGCATACCCCTCAACTAACGTAACAGATCAATAGGGCAGGAAATATATGTCTTTTTATATAGAAGTTGTAGATGGTAGATCAGTAGGAGTGCCAATGGACTCGGCTAATTTAGAACAGGAGAGAGGTGTAGATTTATCCTCGCCTGAGGATAGTGGATACTATCCTATTGATACTGCGGTATGGAATAATCCTTTTGAGCTAGGTCTATATGAGGTAGAGATTGGAAATACATATGGCGTTGTCGATGGGCGGTGGTTAGTTATTAGAAATAAAGCACTATTAATGGGAGATGACTTAAAAGTTAGACAGGATGAAGTAGAGAAAATGTTCGTAGATGCTTTAGAAGGCAGTATAGCTATGGCAAAGGAATATAAATCAAAGGAAACTAATTTAAGTAATCTGTCGAGCTGGGAAGACTATATAACTACTTTAACTAGTTATACTTTTGACAGAGATGAGATAAACCCAGAGCTACCTAGATTACCCCAATCTCTAGTAGACTCTATTTTATCTAAGAACCCATAACTTAATTGAGCCTATTATAACATATTGAGCCTATTATAACGATGTTGGAAAATCAATGAAACTCGACGAAACATTTAACGTAGAACCCACGGTCTTAGCGACCTACGAAAAGCAAGAGGTTGTTAAGTCCGATTCTATGGAAGTCGATATTAAGAATGACTATGACTATGCTCGAGAAAATTATTATAATTTAGTTGAGAATGGTAATGTCGCCC